TTTCCCACGGAACCCAACTCTCTATTTCTGTTAAACTATATTTATGTTCTTGCATAAGTAGAAAGTTAGTTTTAAAATAATTTTCTAAATTCTCATGAAAAAGGCTCATACGAAAAAATCGTAGTACCCATTCAAGTAAGCGGTATTCTTTTTCTCACATTTTGGACAGTCATAATCCACATAATTCTCAATTACTGGCATTGTTTCAAAAAACTTTTTAATATGAGAGAATTGTTCTGTGGTTAAGTTGTCTATAAACTCCGCCCTGTCCGATTCAGTTAAATCTTCGTAGATTGCCTCCCCTTGGAAAATTTTCTCGATACACACTTCAGCGACTTTAAACAAATCCTGTTCTGTTTCTGATTTACCTATTTCTATCATCTCACTAGCATTTGGGTATCTCATTTCAAGTGAAATCTCATTTCCAAGTTGTACTGTTTTATCGTGACCTTCAGTCTCATATAATTTAAAAGTATCCAATGATATTTCTATATCAATTGGTGCTTCACAATGACCGCAAAGAAGTCTCGCGTCTATTTTATCTGATATTGAAACCTTTCTCAGTTCCAAGAAAATTTGTTGCATATCAAAAATGGGTATCTTTTCCCCATCAACCTTACCGAAAGAACAATTGGTTACCACTTGTTGAGTGGCTTTTATCATTTCTTCTTCCTCTTTGGTTTCATTTGCTAATACAAGTAATTTTTCCTCTTTTACTAGGAAAGGTCTGAATTTCACTTTCTTACCTAGAGAGTGAACATGAACATCTATCAGAGGATGTTCAGTTATTGGTAGTGCCATATTATCCTCCAAACCTATCGTTATGGAAACCAAAATATCCATTCATAATTTCGATATTTTCTGCTTCACAATGCGAACAATTAAACTCTATTATATTTCTAACCACTGGCATGGTTTCAAAAAATAACTTTATAATATCAAACTCTTGTCTTGTCAATGTATCGACAAACTCTATTTTATCTTCAGATGGAATATCATTCCACACAGCAGTATCTTGTTCTATTTCTTCAATACACAAACCTGCTAAATCATAAAATTCCGCGTATTCTTTTCCTTCCGATATATCAAATAATTCTTTTGCTGTTGGGTATCTCATAGTTACAAGTAAGTTATCTCTTATTGGAAATGATGGTTTATGTCTTTCATCATATACCGTTTCAAATTTATCTATTTGAATATCAATTATATTTCCTTCTCCACATTCATCACATAATATCAGCCAGTCTGGAATCTCTATACCAGAAATTTTTGTTAATTGAATCCATATGTTTTGTAGGTCAAAGATGGGTAAAGTAAATCCATCCACTTTACCCAAAGAACAATTAGTAATACATTTGCTTAATGTTTCTATTGATTCAGAACGACTCTGTTCTTTTAAGTTTTCAAATAGTTTTTCCTCTTTAACCAGAAATGGTCTAAAAGGAATTTTTTCATCTAGTTGAAAAACATATATGTCCGTCAACGGATATTCCGCTTTTGGCAGCGTCATAACAAACCTCCAATAATTTAATCAACCCAATCATTAATGTTATCTGCAATCTTACTTTTAATTGCATTTTTAAAACTATTCTTACGGAAATTGAGTAATCCAAATAATTTTTCTGAATCTCTCGAATCAATCGCACGAGAAGACCACCTTCTAAAAGCAAAAGTACAATTGACTCTGACAATGCCTTCAGCACTTTGCCCCATTGGTAAAATATTCATAAGTCTTGGAAACGCATCATATAATTTCCATCCTGTTACCCTATTGTCTTCTCTATCTAAGGCAAACACTTCAACCTGTCCAACATGTTCATCTGGAAAACTTACTTCTTTTGATATTGGATTCGCAATAATGGACATCCAGTTTTCAAAGTAAGACCTAACATCCCAATTATCATCACAGAAAAATGTAAATGCTGCTGTGTCTCCAAAGTATTCTACACCATGAGCTCTTTGTTCCGTCCAATGACTTATCATAGTTGGTGTCCATTTTATTTGCAGGCCTGGAATTTGAGCTTCCTCGCATAGCAATGATACTTCTCTATCATCTGTAAATTTTTGGGGACTGCTAATTACAATTTCAAATCTATTAGACCTAGCAAGGTCATTCTTTCTAACCTTACTAATGAAATCTCTTGTTTTAAAATAAGCCATTAAATCATTCTCCTAGACTTTTGGAATACGGTGTTCTTACTAACATTAAAGTCTTCTACTGGCAAAAATATAGCACCTTTCCAATCTTGTGGATTGATTTCATAAAATCTAGACCTTAGTTGTTTTGTTAAATATCTTTTTACGCATGGTTTTACTTCTGGAAACTGGGCAACATTGTTCAATAAACTCCAGTTAAATTTCATTCTACTTTCATCTTCAATTGTTTGGTCATCTAATGTTTCCATTAATTTGCCTAATAACTGAGCTCTCATCATGTAAGGTAGATAATGTAAATTCAATCCCCAGAAACCATCTGCGGTTGGTTCAAATGGAAGACATAAAGGAAAAGCATCGAAATACGGTAATTTGTCTTTCCATTTCGCGTCATACCTAAACAGATACATTGAACCTATAGTAAATTTACCAACTGGTTGACCTATATCAGATGATATAGCGCTGGATGGACTGTTTACGCCACGCATAATTTGTCTGACTTGGTTCATATACCAATTAAATGACTTTCTTCCAGAATCGGATTTCGGTCTAATTTGTAAAAATGGATTCGCCATAACGACTATTTATAATACATTCCCAATTCTTTTTCAGTAATTATTTTAAACTCCCAACCTCGGTCAGCACAGTACTCTCGTGCTGACTTCCACTTTGCTTCATTGATACCATAGTTAGCAATCTCTTGTAGATACTTCTTTGTTTTCTTTCTTGGTTCTGGTGGTTTAGTGAATCGCTCTGGTTTAACTTCTATTAGATATGTACCGCCAACTGTCTTGATATAAAAGTCCACATAATAACTGTGTATCCTTCTATCTAAAGGAGACCTGTAGGGTATCGATATAGGTTCAGATGCCCACTCTAAAACATCTTGGTTCTTGTCGCACCAATTCATAAATTTTAGTTCGTAAGCTGACCTATAAATAACCTCATTAAGATTACCGCGATACTTTTTCGCGTTTTTTGGAATAAATTTTCCTTGATGGATATCTTTTCGGTACGGCATGTTATAAATAGTCCAATAATATCATAATTACTATTTATTCGGAGTTTGGGAATGCCAGCAGGAACAGCACAAAAAAGTCAATCTGAAATCGAAGATGGAGTATCGCCAACCATAAGCAATACAGAGGAAGCAGCGGGTACAACCCCCAACGAGGAAGCGGGAACAGCTACTTCAACGGAGACAGATAAGAATCAAGCAAGTGAGGTGCCTGAAAAACCGAAGACTACTTTTCAATCTCTTTCTTATCCTCAAGGTTTGGATAATACGGACGAATTTCCACATCAAATAATGTTCAATGTTTTGATACGACAAACAGATGCCGAACATAAAGCTAATAGTCATTTGGGTGAAGGTGGAAAAGGTGAAGACCTTATTAGTCGTAACCCAGACATGGACAATGAAAATGCAAAAAAAGTTTCTAAACAATTAACCAATGCTGCTATTGGTGGTTCTACTGCTTTGGCAGCATTTGCTAAAGGTGGTATTGGTGGAGCTACAATAGGACTTGCTGGATTGGGAGGTTTAGCATTTTTTGGTGACAGGATGTCTGCCCTTGTTCATGATAATATAAAGTTATCAAGAAGAAATGTTGCTCGTATAAGAATGGCTATGCCACAATCACCACAAAATAAAATGACCGCTGAATGGAGTGTCACGGATTTTGGTTCTATTATGGGAGCTATAATGGAAGGTGCTGGTGACCAAGGTATAATGAATATGATAAAAGACGAGACAATGACGGGTGAAGCTGGTCAGGCAATGCTTAGAACTGCTGCTGGTGCGTTGAACATAACTAAACAGGCAGGATTAAATATCCCAGCACAAGCAACTATAGAATTGATGACTAGGAAAGTTACAAATCCATTTAAAGAAACATTATTCAAAACAATGAACTTTAGGGATTTTCCTTTTGTTTTTAAATTCGCACCGAAAAATGACCAAGAATTATTACAGACCTTAAAGATTATTAATGTATTTGAGAGATATATGACTCCACAAAAATCGCCAGGCGCTTTCTTTCTGGAATATCCTGCCGAGTTTGAGATAGTATATCAATATAAAAATAAAGAGAATAGGTATTTTACTAACTTCTTTAATGATACTGCTTTAGTTAGTTTTCAAGTGGATTATGGAAATGGTGGAGTATATACTGCATTTCAAGGAACAGAAGGTGCTCCTTCAGAGATAACTATGTCTTTGCAGTTTAAAGAACTTACTCTTCTTGACAGAGATTCTATTGTTGATATAACTGGACAATCAACACCTATGGGTGGGTTTACTGGAGAAAACTCAGTACAGGGACAAGAACCCCCCGCTGAAGAACAACCAGATGAAAAGAACGCAGACGGTACAGATAGAAATATAGATGAAACAAATAGTTCCCCAGATGCAGCTGAGAATACTGAGAATACAGGAGATGACGCATAATGGCATTTTTTAGACAATTTCCTAGAACCGCGTATGTAGTTGATGGCAACTTAATTAATATCCCAGATATTTTCCGCCGTGTAGGTAAAAAAGATATTGCAGACAACCTAGCATTCATGCAAGAATACGAGATACAAGAGGGAGAGAGAGTGGAACACATTTCTCATAACCTTTATCGTACAACTGATTACTACTGGGTAATTTTATTAGTTAATAATATAATAGACCCATATCATGACTGGCCAAAGACTAAGACAGAATTAGTGGCATTTACTGAACAACGATATGGTTCTGGTAATCTACATAAAGTACATCATTATGCTAATACATCTAATCAAAATATAAGAGTTGATTATGACGAATCAAAATTTAATGCTGGTACTATCAAAGCGATAACTAATATTGAACATGAGGAAAATGTCAATGAAGATAAAAGAAAGATTAAATTACCGAGGAAGGAATTTGTAGGGGAAATAGCAGGACAATTTAAGAGATTGATTAGAGGAAGATAATTTATTATGAGTACAATTTCAACGCCAGGCTCGTTTGATTTAGACAAGTCAGAAATATGGTTACTACCATCTGAAGAAGCTGGTGGTGGTAAACCTATTGACATACTCAAAACTGGGTTTGTTGGTGACTTAACCATAAAAGAAAATTTAGAAAACAACTTCATTGGTGTTGACATGTCTGTGGGTGATGCAAGAAATGTAATAGGTAATATGCCTATCATTGGTGGTGAAGTAATAACTATTAAATTGGTATCCACGCATTTAGACGAAAATAACCCCAAACATGTCATAGAACAATCTTTTCGTATTGATGAGATAATAAACAGAAACTATATTGATGATAGAGAACAGACTTATATAATAAGAGCTGTATCACCAGAAGCATATAAAAATAATACTCAAATAATAAGTGAAAGATTTACTGGTAAACCACAAGAAATATTTGAAGACATCTATGATAGATTCATAAAAGAACCAAAAGTTATTGGAGATGGAAAAAACAAAAAGGATGGATTTCCTTTAGAATTCTGTGATATATCTGGAGGACAAGTTTTCAAGAGAGAGAATTTTACTTTCGTTGCTAATTATTGGACTCCATATCAATGTATGAATTTTCTGGCATCTAAAGTTGCACCAGCTGACGCGGGCGGAAAAGAATTGATGCCGAATGTTAAGTATTTTCAGACTACAAAGGCACATTATGTAGCTAGTCTTTCTAGGTTACAAGCTTTTTATAAAGAACAGAACTCGATTTATGATGAGTTTTGGTATGTCCCTACAGGTTCAGACCCCTTTATGTTAGATGAGAAAAGAAAAACTAGGGGTGGATATGGTTTTATTTCACCATTTGTTTCCAATCAATATTCAACTATGTCTGGTTTATCCATTCCTCTTATGACTCAAGACCTTGGAGACCAAATATCTGGATATCAAGGAAATACAACAATAGGTTTTGATATGACAACGAGACTACCTTATCATATGGAATTTGATTATTCTCCATTACAACCTATTAGAATATCAGATAATAAAAGAGTGATACCATCAGAATTCAAAGATTTTTATCATCTTGCAGACCAGACACCAATGAGACAACTTCCAAATGTAAATCCTAAATCATCATTGAATGTTAGGATAGGTTCTTCACAAATATGGACTGACCAAAAGTTTGGATACGATTGGAGATTCTTATTGGATACAGCTTATAGAGATACTGCTACGGAAGAATTGAAAAGATTGAGAGTTAAATTTGATGTGCCAGGCCGAACGGATATTGATTTGGGTATGTTGGTATATTTAAATTTTCCAAACACAGATGAAAAGGGTGACGGTGCGTCTGAAGATGAATTGTTTGATGCAAGGATGTCTGGTATCTATAGTGTCATTGGTATTAAACACATGTTTTCTATCGCAAAACAACATCACACTATGACAATAGATGTTGTTAGAGATAGTATGGGAGATTTTTAATGGAAAGATATCCAAATTTTGCTTGGTGGCAAGGAGTTGTAGAGGACAGGAATGACCCAGAACAATTCGGACGATATAGAGTTCGTATCATAGGGTATCATACACTAGATAAAGCAATATTGCCTACTGAGTCTTTACCGTGGGCGATTCCTATGCAACCAGTTACCTCTGCTGCTATATCTGGTGTTGGTATATCACCTACTGGATTGGTTGAAGGTTCAGCTGTAATCGGATTCTTTGTTGATGGTGAGGAAGGGCAAATCCCAGTTGTTATGGGTTCATTTGGTGTGGAAGATAATGTACCAACCCCAGATGGGAAACCAGAATCACCAGAAGCACTAGCAGAGAGAGGGTTTTATGACCCTACTGGAACTTACCCACGCAGAAAAGAATTAAGAATATCAGAGGACGAAGGTTTTGCAGATGCAGTTAAAGGAATGGTTAGTGATGGACTTGGTGGTGTATTAGATGCTGATGGTAATAAACTTACAGGTGATGCTGAAGGTGTTGATGAAGTTGATGTTGGTAAGAATATCTTAGAAGAAGCATCATCTTCTAGACTTTCTAGGACACCAGAAAAACATTACTCATTAAAAGCAAAAAGAGATTCAAGAATAACAAAGATACCACGCGGATATGCAAGTAAAATATCTGGATGGAATAATAAAGAATTACCATTTGAACATGATAATGGTGATGAGAAAGTTAAAGTAAATCCCGGCACATATGAACCAACTTATTGGGACGAACCGCATCCCCAAGGTGTAGAGGAAAGTGTATCTAAGTACCCATATAACCATGTTAGAGAATCAGAAAGTGGACATGTCTTTGAGGTTGACGATACGCCAGGCGCAGAAAGAATTCATGAGTTTCATACTGCTGGTACATTCAGAGAAATCCAACCAGATGGAACTAAAGTAGAAAAAATAGTTGGTGATGATTATATTATTGACTTAAAAAATAAACACATGTATGTTGGTGGTAATTTTGACCTTACTGTAGAAGGTGATTACAATATTAATGTTAAAGGAAACAAATACGAACATGTAAGTGGTCACTCATACAATACTGTAATGGGTAATAGATTGAATAAAATGCAAGGACACGAATTAATTGATACAGAAAGTACATATCATTTAATAACGGTGGGGAACTTCAATTGTCAAGTTGGAAGTACAGATAAAGAAAAGAAACAATTTAGTAACTATAAACTGAGGGTAAGTGGAGATACTAATA